GATCCAAATTTACTGAGTCCTCCGCCTATGAGTCCTGACATTGCTGCAAATTTTAAAGCTTCTTCTGGGCTCTTTCCTGCCACCAAACTTCCTAGTCCTCCACCGATAGCACTACCCAGCATAGGGCCACCATATAAAAATCCTAGTCCTGCCCCAATTATAGGAGCAGCTTTTTTTGCTGCTTTAAATATTTTTTTTAGCATGTTCTCCTTTGCAAATCATGATTGTCTAATTATATGCAAGGAGGCGAGCCTTGTGTTGAAGCCTATTTTATTATATATTTATAGGCAAATTATTGCTATATGACAATATATATTTATGTCTCCAAAGTCTCAAAAAGACACAAACAATAAATCTACTTCTCAAACTCTTCAGTTTGAAGCCATAAGACCATTCGGTCCTACTATTGTCAAGGGCAAACTTCCTGATTTTTTAGTTAAGTTGATGGATGATAAAGCAACAAAGATGATGAATGATAAAGAACATTCTAAAAAATTTGATCATGCACCTCATCTTGCAGGAAATGTAAAACAAGAAACACGTTTTGATCCTGAATGGTTAGGATCAGAAGAAGCACAACCAATGATTCATTTAATTGGTGAGATGGTTAAATCTTATATTTCTATTCCTCCTGCTAATGAAACGATTAGCCCAGAGTTTATTGGTCAAATGGTAGTGGAATCTATGTGGGCCGTGAGCCAGTATGCGGGAGACTTTAATCCTTTTCATATTCATGAAGGACAATTATCCGGAGTTTTTTATTTACGGGTACCAAAAAGTTTACCAGAAGAATATGCAAAAGAAGATCATTATCCAACGGTAGGAGATATATGTTGGTTTAATGGACAAGCAGCTACCTTTAGTGGACATAAATTTCAACACTCTCCTAAAGTAGGAGATATATTTTTATTTCCTAATTGGTTAGCGCATGGTGTTTATCCTTTTAGAACAAAGAACGAGGAGAGAAGATCAGTATCTTTTAATTTACAATTAATCAAAAAAGAAAAAGATCCTCAAGTGGGAAACGCGGAGACAGCCCGACGAAAAGAATTCTATAAAGAAAAAAATGAGGTTTAATAATTATACCACTATTCATGGTCGAGTTATTAAAGCGTATGAACTTCCTTTAGAAGAAATAGATAATTTAAATAAAGTGTACGAAAAAGAAAAGAAGGGGCTATCAAGTCATGCTCATATCTTAGCGGGAAGACTTAAATCAGAACTTGAATTTACTACTCTTCTCCCCACCACAAAAATATATAAAAGTATTGTGGAGTGTATGAATGATTATATGAACTCCTTAATTGAGTTCAAGTTAGTAGATCCTAATGCCAATAAAAAATTAGCGGTGAGCAGTTGTTGGATTAATGAAATGAAGGAAGGTGATTATAATCCTCCTCATACTCATTTTAATTCGGTTGGATATTCAACCGTGTTGTTTTTAAAAGTCCCTGAATTAGTGAATGATATTAATGAACAACCACATAAATTTAAAGATGGTAAACTAGCTTTTACCTGTATTGATGGTCAAGGATGCCAGTGGGTTGAGCCTGCAGTGGGAAACTTTTTTATATTTGAGGCTAAACATCAACATCAAGTTATGCCATTTAAGGTTAAAAAGAAAGGAGAGACCAGGCGCTCTATGTCTTTTAATTTTCATTTAAAAGATAAGACGGAATGATTGATATTAATAAAACACCAATGGTCCGTGTGACGTGGGTTGATGCCCGTGATATGGAAACAGGGTGGCTTGAAGTAAAAGAAATTCTTAATGCACCATTAGCCATGTGTCAGGAAGTAGGATGGTTAGTAGTAAATACCGAAGAGAAAGTAGTAGTAATGAGATCATTTAGTGAAGAAAAAGATGGAGCAGGAAAACTCGATCAAAATGGGGGAGGTTCCATAGCTATCCCAAAATGCTGGATACAGAAAATAGAATATTTAACGGTGAGTTATAGTGATACACAATGAAAATACAGCTTATGTGCAGTATGTTGATAATTTTTTAAGTCAAGAAACATTAGTTTCTCTTCAAGAAACTTTTTCCAACATAGAGTTTAAGCATGTAAAAAATGAAGCAGGAATGTATGGAAAAAGACATACCTTTCCTTTGGATCAATTTAAAGATGATCCTCTTCTTTTGCGTATTAAAGAATTTTTTTTTCCTCATTCTTCTTTAGAACCTTTATCTATAAGTGCTCATTTACGTAACAATAGTAAAGGAGAACCAAAAGTTCATGTAGATAGGGATAAAGGATCTATTGCTAATTTTCTTTTATTTGTAAAAGGAGAACCATTATTTAATAATGGTACTGGTTTTTTTGTAGATGGAAAACTTTCTTCGCACGTAGGTTTTGTAGAAAACAGAGCTCTATTTTTTAATGGAAATAAAATATGGCACACAGATTTACAATCATTTGGAGATAGTTCTTCCAGATATACCTTAAATATTTTTTATAAAAAAAGGATAAATTATGAAAAAAAAACCTAAACTTTTTATAGGAACTCCTTGTTATGGAGGAATGCTTACAGCTAATTACTTTGAAAGTTGTATGGCTTTAATGAATGAATGTATTCTTAAAGAGATGCCTATTCAATTTGGAACTATAGGAAATGAATCATTAATTACACGAGCTCGTAATACTCTCGTACAATTATTTATGGATGATCCTAAAGAATATACACATCTTCTTTTTATTGATGCGGACATTGGATTTCATCCTCAAACTGTATTTCGAATGTTAGAATTTGATAAAGATGTTGTAGCGTCTATTTATCCAAGAAAATCTTTAGATTTTAAAAAAGTAAAACATAAGCTTCAACAAAATCCTGATGTATCAGAGGAAGAACTTTTAGCTTTTTCTGTTCAATATAATCTTAATGTAAAAAATCCTAATAAAGTTATAATGAAACAAGGGTTTATAGAAGTAATGGATGCTGCTACAGGATTTATGCTTATTAAAAGAGAAGTATTTATAAAAATGGCAAAGAAATATTCTCATCTTAAATTTAAAGTTGATCAACATTTAGGTCAACCCCATGAAACTAAATACAGTCATCATGAAAAATCTGATTGGAATTATGCATTTTTTGATACCATGATTGATCCTGAGACCAAGAGATATCTTTCAGAAGATTATGCTTTCTGTAGATTATGGCAAAAAATAGGTGGAAAAGTTTATGCAGATATTATGAGTGGTCTTACTCATTATGGAACCTATGCTTTTCATGGGAATGTAGGAACTCAATTCTTGCCACAAAAGCCTAAATAATTTAGTATGTAGTTTCATGCAATTAACTGATTTAAAATTTCGCCCTGGGGTAGATAAACAGGATTCTCCGTATGCAGCGGGAGATGATCGTCGTTACGTTGATTCCCAATTAGTTCGCTTTCACTATGGAAAACCAGAGAGATGGAAAGGATGGGGTTATCTCCCTAATCCTAATGAAACCATTATTGGGGTGGTAAGAGATACACATTCTTGGTTTTCTTTAGATGGTACAAGGTATTTAGCCCTAGGCACCGATAGAAAACTTTATTTATATTCCGAGGGAGCAATTTTTGATATAACACCTATCCGTGAAACTGCTTCTCTAACTAATCCTTTTGAGACAACTTCAGGAGGAGCAGGAGTCACGGTTACTGATTCTAGTCACGGAGCTGAGGTAGGAGATTTCGTTCAATTTGATAATGGAAGTGCTACTAATACTGTGGATGGATTAGAATTTAATAATGAGTTTGAAATAACTGCTATTATTGATAGCAATAGTTACACCATTACTTTTCCTTCAAATGCTACAGGAACAACGGCTGCTGGCGGAGGATCGGTTACAGCAAGTTATCAAATTAATGTAGGAAATGCGACATCGACATATGGATATGGATGGGGAGTTTTAACATGGGGTAATAGTACATGGGGTACACCCCGATCTTCTTCCAATGTTACTATTTATGCACGTCAATGGTCCTTAGATAATTTTGGAGAAGACTTAATTGCTACCGTGTTAAATGGTGGAACTTATCAATGGGATAAATCAAATGGTACGAGTACAAGAGCCGTGAGCCTTGGGGCTACAGCCCCGGTTGCTTCTCGGTTTAACTTAGTCTCAGCTGATACAAGACACTTATTTTTATTTGGTACCTCCACTACTGTTTCAAATTCAGCATC